AGATGAATTTCATTACACAAATTCGAACCACGAATTTTCAGGCCCATATCTTGTTGTGTTTGAGGAAGAGCACGATTTGCTGTATCAATGAAATTCAGATAAGGTTCACCAGTACGATACCTAGTCTCCAATAGATGTTCCCACAATTTACGAGCCTTCATGGTATCTCTTACTGTACCGTCATCTGGATCAATTAGATCCCAATCTGCACCAGATTGAACTGCTTCCATAAACTTATCGGTTATATTTACGGCGTGATGTAGGTTCAAATTTTTACGATTTACATCTCCAGTAGGAATCCGCATATTCACGAACTCGATGATATCTGGATGATCACAGTCAATATACGCCGCATAAGAGCCCTTTCTTGTGCGTCCCTGGCGGTACGCTACCATATCCGCATCAACGGTATGTAAGAACGGCATCGGACCAGGAGCCTTTTTGGATACTGCTCTTACGTCAGACCAGTGGCCACCAACACCCCCACCTTTAACCGACAACCATCTCAGCTCTGCACTATGGTCGATCAACCCTTCTAGGGAATCGGGAACATATGTCAAGAAACACGAGATAGGTAATGCCTTTACTGGTTCACCCTTAACAGGTGCATTAGAAAGGACTGGAGAGGCAAACATGAACCAACCCTTAGAAACATAATCATAGATTCGTTGCGCTAACTTCAAATCACCATAAGAATATGCCACTGCAGCCCTTGCAAATGCTTGCTGGGGACTCTTCTCATCTTCACGACAATAATAATCCTTTAACAGTTTCGATGATTGCTCTGACAGTAACTTGTTTCTCTTGTTATCGATTTGGATTCCAAGGTGATCCATGATTGCTCCTTATTCGGTTACGTAATCTTTCGCAAGAGGAAAGATATGGTGAATTGCCGCGGCACAAGCACGCGCAAGTTCCATGTGTTCTTTTTGAGTACCATTTGCACTTCGGAGTTCAATATAGTGAATCCAAGAGCGAATGGTTCCATTGACATAAAGACGAGAGACAGTCAGTCCTTCAGGTAATACTGCCCGGGCTTGTTCTTTAGCGATACCATTATCGATAGCCCATTTATATAGTTCTTTAACCTTGTGAATGAGTTCCATCTGTCTCATGTTCCATTTTTCATACAGTCGAGGATCATTAGTAGCAATAGAATTCTGTCGATTCTTGGGGTCTTGTAATCTTGCCTCTCTAGTTACAAATTCCAAATCTTCAGTGGGGTCTGCATAACGTTGACTGAATTCTTGGAAACTAAAACTACGATGCCTTATTAGCTGTCTTGCAATATCTCTTGTAGTTTCTACCTCGAGACACGCACTAGCCATTTCAAATGGCGACCAGTGTTTGTGTTTTGCAAGATACTTTAAAAGCTTTTCACTTGTTTCAGTATTGTATTGATTTGCAGGGTTACTGACTCGAGCACAGAAAGCAATCAAGTCTTGTATATCGGATATCCCTTCAGAATCCATTAATCTAGTTGGTTGACTGTAACTAATCAACTTCACATTCATTATCTAAGTCCTTTTCCATTGTTGTAGTTTGAGTTTTGCCTCAAGGCCAGAGTATATATTCGACCTAATAATACTTCCAACATCCGTGCATCCATTGAGTATCATTTCATTAATATCCTTGCCTGGTACATCATGTGGCCAAATACAAATTTTATATCCCTGTTCAATGACCTTTTCCATGCGTTTGTGGATTTCTTTATTACGAGGTTCTGCATCGAATACAAATACGGCTTTCTCTTTCGCATTTTTTAGAGCTGAAGTGTTTCCGTCCGCTCCGGCCATAGCCACGGCGTTACGTAAGAAAAAGCTATCGATAGCACCTTCAACCACGTAGTACTGTCTACTAAAATCAACTGTGTCTAGGCCAAAGATCTTAGGTCGTTCATCAAACATAATTGTAAGATATCGGACCCCATTGGGATCAAAGCCTCGGGCAGATACACCGAAGACATTTTTGTCTTCATCGAAAAATGGTATCACCAATCGTGGTTCGTCTCTATCTACGTTTTCGAATTTATTTGGGATGATTGAGTTAATCCATCCTTTGAACTTGTTTACGTAATAGAGTCTGTAGTGCTGATTCGGAGGAATCTGCCTCTGGTTTATATATCTTTTGACTGGATGATTCCATTGGAGTTGACTGATTTTTTTGATGGTTTTTAGTGGATTATTTTTCTTGTTGAATTTTGGCTTTGCAGTCTTGAATTTATCATCTGGAGTAGTCGAGATTGAGTTGTTAGCTTTCTTGATGAACTTCTCAGCCACATAATCGTTATACATCATAGGGTCTTGGCCCTTAAGGAAGAACGAGAATGATTGACTTGCACCACAATTGTGGCAGTAATAAAGAAGGCTGTTATCTTTCTCTAGAAGCCAACCTCGGGCCTTAGACCGAGATTTTTGAGAGTCGCCGCAGATAGGGCAACGGAAATTGATCTTATAGGGATTGGTAGATCGAATCTTAAAGTTTTCCAACCGACCCGACAATAGTTGGGCGTATTGGATATCAACGAAATCAAGCATAATAAAGGGCCTAATAGGGTTTAGTCTATAAGGTTATTTTATCATGTTTGTTGGGGAATGTCAACCTATAATTGAAACAAAATGTTCAAGACCCAAAAATGCAACGGCACCACCCAAACCCATGAGGTAATACTTCCAATGCTCAAGTGATCGGAGCCGAGAACCGTGATCATCTAGTTTAGAAGAGAGCTCTATGGATAGTGCCTCTACCTTTTCTAAGATAGCTTCATCGTGCTTGAGTCTTTGCTTTGCATTATGTTCTGCAAGCTGTTTGTGGTCTCTACGAGAGGATTCTCTATACTCTTCTAGCTTCTTAGACATTTCTACGACACGGGCTTCATCTTCTTTACGATGTGTCTCAATTCTTTCTTCGAGGTCGTCGAGCTTCTCGGTTGCAATCTTAAGGACCTCTTCCTGTACAGCAGTCATTTTGGAAACGTCAATTAGTTTCTCCATGCTGCCTTCTACTTTGGAAAAGAAATTCTCAATTTGCTTGATATCTTTCTTAATAAGGGCAATATCAGTTTTTAAGTCTGATTCAGCCACCTTAAACTCCTCTTAGTTCAGTACCAAAATCATTTTGGTAACCTAGCTATTTATTTTGGAGTAAAACTGAATATTCTTAATTATAATACATTTAAGAGAAAATGTCAACAATTTTTCTAACCGTGTGCACTGGGTCGATTAGCAAAGTATATCATGAATTCTCTGGGAAGTGGGTTACCATATTGCTTGTTTATGATAAGATCGTCATTCCAGATAGACTGTTTGATGTGATGATTTTGAAATCTGACCTTACCTTCATCCCAATAAGGTTTGAAAAACTCATTACGGAACTTCATAAAATCTTCAGCACCAGTATCTGAGTGAGCACGATGAATCTCTAGTGCTATGAAGCTCACATTTTTCTGTATCCACTCAAGATTTTCTTTTGTCAGTATGTCGTATTCTCCACCTTCGCAGTCAATCTTCAGAAAATCGATGTGTTCAATTTCATAATACTCAATGAATTCTTTGAATGTGAGTTTCTGAAAGTCTTCAGCATCTTGGGGTTGGTAAATGTGATTTATGTGTTCTTTATTGTTCATGATAGCAGCATGAACAGGAACGACAGGTGATTGCTTTGCATTGATTACGTAATCGTCGACGTTTTTCATTGCCGTTCGTAACAGTGAACGATTGGGTTCAATCGAATAAACCTTGCTTGCACCAAGATCAAGAGCATGCGCAGTAAACATTCCTATACAAGCTCCAACATCAACTACAACATCACCCGGCCGAACTTTATCCCACCAGTCGTAGTCCATAGAGTGAAAAAATTCATGGCGCATATTTGAAATATGATCCAGGCCAATATTACCTGTATCCATATTCTTATTGAGTGCCTTTCGATTTACGTGGGTCATAATAAAAAGTTTCCTATATTATTCTTTCTTTTCTTCATCAGGGGGAGGCGGGAGACATATTTCACCTCTAGCATTGCCCCAACCATCAGTGGGTAATCTACCACTTATATTCACATCAAAACAGGGGGTGGACGCGCATCCAGTGAGGAATGCGAGAAGAATACAATATTTCATTTCTCTTCTTTGGCCGCAGCCTCTTCCTCTTTCGGCTTCTTGGTAGTCACCTCTTTATAATAGACAATGACTTCTCCCAATTCACGAATATATCGTCTGAGTTCTTGCACATTACCAGACATTAATTCATAATCTTTTACCGTAGAGGCTACAAAAAGAATATCACCACCAGTGGCGACCTTGATATCATCGATGAATTTATCTAGGTAGGTGTATCCTTCTGGCTGATTTGGATTTTCTTTCTCTTCCTGAGAGCAGGCCTTCGGTCTTCTCAGTTGAGGTTCACCATCATCCTTGAGCAGAGGCTCTCCGTTATCATCCAGACGAGGAACCTGTTTACAAGGGTTAGGGACAAACGCCTCAGAAACGACGTACCACGTTGGGCTTTGGAGGTTGATGGGTCGGGGCATCGTGGGTTGGATGATTTCAATCTCCACTGGTTTGCTTACAACTTGTATTACCTTTTCTGGTTCAGCACCAAAACCCCATTTACCAAGTATCGAACAACCACTAATTAGACTGGCTGTCGTTAAGAGCAGCAATACCCTTGCTATCATTCTCAATCTCCTCAAAAATCTTCTTAGTGCCGTTATTCATACGATTCGCAACCAATCCAGGTTTCATCAATGCCAGTTTATCAAGATTATGGCGTTGAAAGATAGCCATATAACGGTCTTTCTCTGCATTGATTTCTGAATTACGTTGCTGTAGATTGGTAAGGGCAGCTGCCTGTTGCTCGAAAGATTCTTTCATTGCAGTCATTGCAGCCTGCTGTTCTTCTATTGCCCCTTCGAGTTTCGATACATTGCCTTTTAGAATGGCGTTATTTGCTTCTAGGATTTGGTTCTGTTGATAAAACCAACCAGCGGCTCCACCCAAAGCAATTATAATTACAAAGAAAATTTGATACATTATTCTTCCTCAATACGGTAATTCAGGCCAGCATTTGCCTTAAAATTAACAGCCTTTTTGTCAGCCGTGATAAAATTAAGTTCTTTCCATGTTTGTTTGGTGATTACTGGAACATTCTCATACACGACATCATCTGAATTGCCAAATTTAGAATCATAAGATACAGTGATCTTATAGGTGGGCTTAGTTGTCCACCACTTCCAAACCCAGACAATCGCTTTGAACGGGGCAGTAACGATAGTTACAAACCCCGTCCAAATGGCCTTAAAGGCCTGTATTACCTTTTGCTTCAAATTAGACATAACGATAAGATGAATTACTTCTTAGACTTTTTAGACTCTTCTTTCTCGTCTTCGTCTTCGTCGTCATCAGACTCGTCTTCGGCTTCAGCCTCTTCCTCGTCCTCATCTTCCTCTTCTTCATCTTCCATTTCTTTCTTCATCTTCGCCTTGTACTTCTCTTCAAGAGCAGCAGCAATACGAGTAGCAACTTCCTCTTCGAAAGCCTCTTTCATTTGAACTGGATTCTCATTGAGAGCCTCAGAAACAATCTTCTTAACTGACATGATTTTCTCCTTTAAATTAAATTTAGTTTATTATTTATAACGCTTCTAATCTTGCCATCAGACGCTCGGCTCTGTTGCCGACCTGACGATACCAAATGCTGTCTCGACCTTCAGGTGCGGCACCTTTCCAATCATGCTCTCGCAGTTTGGTGTTGAAATTATTAAACTTGCTCAAACGTGGTCGTCCAAGATTGAACAACATGTTGACCAAGACCTCTTGTACTTCGCCGGGGAATCCTTCCCAGTCATCTCCGTATAGAGTAACACATTCATCAATTGCGGTGTCAAGGTCACGTTCAAAGCACTCTCGTACTCTTTCTTCAGAGACAGGAGTTCCAACTTCTTGTCCATGTTCTGGGTCGGACTCGAGTACCAAGTGGCCCACTCCGAAAGTAGCATATCCAAGGTGATCTTCGTAGATTTCATATACTACGCCCTCGTCAATCTTTAATTGTTCGAATACTGCTTCTCTATTCATTTATCTTCCTCTGAAAATTTCTTAAAGGACTGCATTGCCTTTTTCTTGTATTTTTTCTGAGCAGATTTGGACATATGAGTGCCGTCCATACCTGCAATTGATCCACCACCTACATTATTTGCAGGTGCATCTTCAGTTTTAGGTACGCAATTAGGAACCTCTTTACCGTTCTTCTTTTTCATACCTACTTGTTTGTGTGTGTCCCAGCACGGATCGCTATCATTTTCTTTGATATAATCATTATACCAAACAATGAATTCTTCCGAAGCCTCTTCTAGTCTCTCGTCAGAATAACTCTCATTCAACATATTTTCGTTTGAAAATGATTTATATTCTTTGATTAACCAGAGAGCAGCTGCATAAGTTCCAAGACGCGAAGATCCACCTGGCACCTTGGCCAAGAGCTTCTTAATGTTCAGGATCATCTGATCAAATACTCCGAACGCCTGTCGTTGGGCCTTCTTTGTAAATTTCTTTCTTTTGATCAGCACATTTCCTTTGTCGTCGATAATTCCTTGTTCGAAAGCTGGCCACTTATCGAAAGGAGTTACCAGTTTTCGAATGAATTGAAAGACTAGAAATAAATCTACGACCATCTTAGATCCTTATCAATGTATCCAGTATACCTTGGTCGGATACAATGCTGTCTGTGTGTATTTGTAAATCTTCATACATCACGATACTCGGCATATAATTCAGGTAGACCACGAATGGCTTTAAATACTCATGAAATTCTTGGAGCTTCATGAAAAGCATATTCGTGGCACTAGAACCAAAAACATTGTATAAGACAATTAAATGATTCAGAATCAACCTTTCCTTTAATTCATTTTCGTATCTATATCGGCCAAAAAGTTTTCTGAGGTATTGAAATCGTTTCAAATCCTCTTCAAACTCTGACATCTCAGTACACTGAGGATTGTCATAGTGCTTCATAGCATACAGCAGAAAGGTTGATTCTGTCAAATTCATAATGAAGAAAAATTAGGTTTAATCAGCAACAACAGCGTCGTCAGTGATTCCTGTCACACCAAGGTCACCAGCTTCAGCAGGAGTAACTTTGAATACACAAAGTGGCTCTGCCTTGTGGCGAACGTTGTTGTTCTGGTCTGTATAAGTGTGATACAGATTCCATCCTGGTGTTCCGAGTCCTTTTGCACGGTTAGATGCAACTCGGGCTTCGTCTACGTCGACCAACACTGCATTATCAATGTCATTGGACTTATTAGTATTATTGGCATCATCTTCCAGCCACTTTGGAGCACCTGCAAGATTATCCGTTTTTGCCCATAGTGCCATTGTTATTCTCCTTTATGTACTTGGGTTTGGTTTACTACTTATTATTCTTTTGCCGCAGCCTTAGGCTTACGACCACCCGTTGCTGCCTTTTTCTTTGGAGCCGCAGGCTTCTTCTTCGGTGCAGCCTTTTTCTTTGGTGCAGCCTTCTTCTTCGGTGCCGGAGCAGGCTCAGGTGCAGGCTCTGGCTCGGGGGTCTCTACCTTCATTGGTTGTTCACCAGAAGTAAGTTCCCACCATGTTTTCAACCACTTAAAAATCATAATATAACTCCTTAATACTTTTTACTTGCTCTCAGGTTTTTGCCCATTTTCTTGAGCTTACTAGCGCTCATTGGTTCACGATCATCGTCACCACAAGAGCTCTCTTCCAAATCAACGTCTTCGACATTGTATTCTTTACCAGCAAACATGAATTTTGCATCGCCCTTTTCTTTTGCTTTCTTGGCAGCATACATGAATTGCTTTTTATCTTCTTTCTTTATGGCCTTAGAGATCGCAGCTCTGCGCTTCTTCAGATATTTATCTGAATCATCCACATCACCATCATTATCGACGTCGTCGTCTTCCTTGCCAACAGCATCCAGCTTTGCTTCGTCCATCTCATGGTAGCCTTTGTCATCACAATGCCCACAGCCTTCACCATCACATTTAGGACACTTTACCTTTTCTTCATTAACTTCCATAGCTTCTAAAATTTTACTGGAATCAGATCCTAACAATTTTTTCAAATCAAATCTTAAATCTGCAATAGGGTCATCACCATAAGTACGATTAGTTGCAGTCTTTTTACTATAAGACGCCCTATCTTCGTCGTCCATGTCATCCCAATCATCTACAGTATGAAAAAGAGAATTTAAGACCTCATAGTAGTCTTTTTCCTTTTTAGTACCCTTAAATTGTTTTTCCATTTTTTTTAATTCATCATGGGCCTTTTTCCATGAACCTTTACTCTTAATAGAGCTTTTATTAATAATGGCCTCATCCAAATCGACATCCTCAAGAATGTTTTTGACCATAACATCAATTTTATCTTTGAAAGACATTTTAACTATCTCCGTAATATATTATTTTGTTTTATTTATCTCGTGATGTGATTCGAACAACCAGATTATCAGCACCTTTTAAGAGTCGATGGTATTCATTTGCCTTAATAAAAATTTGCATACCCGGTACTATTAGCCAAGGTAAACAATTTTCCCATTGGAATTGCCAGCCACCACCACTCAATACTTCTACATAACGGTCTTCATCATCTCTGTGCCATACATATTGAGAATCATCTTCAGCGACGCTAAATGTTCTAACGTCTCCTTCGTCAACATATGGGTTACCACCAGTAATTTCCACCGCCCTTTAGCCCCAATTCTTTTGCATATTTTGGAAGTCTACATGCCCAATACCCAGAAGACATTTTATCTGTTTTCTGGTCACAATTGTGTCGAGCAGCAAATGATGCCGCGGCACCTCTATCGTTAATCTTTGAAGTCAGACCACCCTTTTCGTCACCAAATTCTATTCTTTTTATGTTACCGGTATCTGGGTTCTTTACATAAACCACATATTTCTTTTTACCGTCACTGCGCTTTGGTGAATTCAACTCGGGTTCTTTCTCTTCCTGAAACTCGATCATAGGACGCTCAAGAGGAACCGTGACACCTTCATAGATGCCAAATTCTGTCTTTAGTCCAGAATGTTGACCGAATGATTTCATCTAAATTTCTTTGCCAGTTGGCCTACAGAAATAGTTTCAAAATCACCGAATTCGTTGGTGATCTTAAACTCAATGCTTCTATTAGACGGTATCATTTCAATCTTGTAGTTCTTACCGTCCTTACCTTGGACCATGCCTTTCTTACCAATACTTGGTGCTTTTGCCTCGGTAAATTCTCCAAAACTTTTCATGTTTCCTTCCTATTCTTTTTCTGTTTAGCCAATATCTTCTTTTTGGTAGGTTCGTGTAGCATCATTGCTGGTTGAAAACCCCGACCATCTTTCAGATCTCTGAATTCTTTAAATTTCTTTACTTTACTATGCGGTGTATCTTTCTTGAGCTTTTCAGTTGCTTCAGGTGTACCTTCGAAGCCGGCACCATATTCTTCTTTTGCAAAACCTCGATAATTCAAAAGGTGTTTGGGCATTTTGCCGGCCCTAACCATATCTTTGAATACCTTATCAAGTACCCTTACATCAAGACCGTGAATCTTTGCTGTCTTTACCAGATTTCTCTCGGCATTGTGAGGGTCTTTCTTGCGAAGGTCTAAGAATGTTCGGACTGCCCTTTTGTAAATTGGCTTATTGACAGTTCTATCAAGCCACCGAAAAAGATCTGGCATCATAGATTTTAATATAGAGTCATCATCACCGAAAACTCTTTCATCTAATTTACCACCAGCATCTACAAATGCTGCAACGGCCATTTGTTGTCTTTTCTTCTCGTCTTTACCTTTGAACTGAGGAGCATCTGATTTTTTGAAATCATCAATCCATGCACCTAGACCATCGGACACTTTTAACTTTTCTTCTAAAAAATCTTGGCCATTTTCTGTTACTGGGTTTTCATCGGCAAGTAGAGGATCTTGCTCTTCTTTGATGCCACGAGCCTGTTTTTCACTAGAGATCCATTTCTGTGCAGTTGCATTGTCAACAGCCTTATCGGTAAATTTTCTAGCATCTCTATAAGCACGAACAGTTTCTTTCTCGTAATCTTTACCCACGGAATTATCTACAACCAAGAAATTGGGTTTACCAAACATGGATTGGAATGCGCCAATATTCTGTTGTACTGCTTTCCAATAAGCAATAACCTCTTTGTCTGGCAGTGATCGAGGTCTTTGTCTGTTTCTTTCTAGGGCAGTCTCCATGTCTGTATTCACAAAGATCATAGCGACATCATAACCCAGACTCTTCAATTTTTTGGATTGATTTAAAATTTTCTGAGGATCTTTACCAGTACCGTCAATTACCAGACCAAGACGACCTTTGATATATCGCTCTTGTTTCTTTGCAGTCAGGGCTTTTGCTTTGCCACGAATCTCTTGGCCCTTTGTGGAGAAAATTGTCTCTGGGTCCATAACAAGGCCTGCTTTTTGCATTGCAGACTCGAAAGCATCATCCGAGTTTACAACCTTATAGCCCATAGAGGTGAGGCCAGTTTTTCCTACGATAAAGGATTTACCAGAACCGGGGCCACCTGCTAAGAAAATGGCCTTAAAGATTGCTGGATCGTTAATACCTTCGTCAAGCGGAGATTCTAAGAATTGGGAAAAGTTTTTCATTTACTTACCTGAATGATCTGCCCATAGATCAGCATCTGCTGTTGTTCGAGTCTTACCACCCGTGGCAAAACTATTAACTCTTGCAAGACCCCATTGAACTGGAGTGGTACCAGGTCTGTGCCCTGTTCTCCAAGCTGCAACACCACGGTCGAATACCTTTTTCAGAATATCGTATGCAATGCCGGTCTTTGCAGCCTTGTCCTTGAGAGATTTTTCTGGGTTACTCTCAAAGATAAATTCTACATCTTCTGCGAGATTCATAATCTCATCCATGATATCCATTTCGGACTCATTGACGACCTTACCGAATTCAGCTGCTTGTTTGGCCCACTTTTCTTTCCAAGCCTTATAGACCTTAAAACGGTTGTCGAATTTAACGCCACCTTTCGCAGCCATTAACATATGAGGTCTTTTACGAACCTTTTGATCTCCACGGCTTGCTTCGAGTAAATCACCTATACTATTTTCAGCGCTTACAACCCATACTCTACCACCATTTTGTTCGGCAACAGAAAGCATATCATCTTTCTCACCAAGTGCAATGATCTTACGATCTACTACATGTGCGTATGTTGTAGCATCTGCACCGACCGAAGATTCACCCACCTTAATTGTTTTGGCTTCACCATACATTTGCTTGAATCTTTTAGTATATTTGGATGGCTTAGTTTTCGCCTCTTTGTCGCCAGGCGCCGGCGTATATGCTTTTGGGTTGTCGTCATCCATCTTTGCTTTACGAGCAAAATGTGCCTCGCGATCATCTTTCTTATTTTTAGCTACACCTGTGTAATATTTGGAAGACTCCTCAACATCGATCTTCTTCGACATTCTTTCTTTCTCTGCCTTTTTAACATCGGGCAACTTTTTCTTCACCATATTCTTAATTTTGGTAGCAGAGATTTTCTTAATCTTCTTTTCGATTGCTTGTTTCTGCGACATAGAAAGGTCGGCGTAGTTCTTACCCTTTGCAAACTTATCTTTTAGAGCATTCTTTACTTGTTTTTCTGCCCGACCTATGAGCTTTTCTTTAGACGCCTTTTTCTTCATTGATCTTGCTCGGGCCCGTGCAATCTTCTTAGCATGCTTCTTCATTACGATTGCGCGCTTTCTGCGTTGAGCCATATCCATGACCTCATCCAAGGTCATTTCTTCGGAATCTAAGTTTTCCATAACATAAATGTCCTTTGTCTTAAAGTGTTTCTGTGCTTGCTTGGCAATATCAGATAATTTACCATTACCCGAAAATACTTCATCATCGGAAGGTTCACCCATAGCTTTAGTGGTAAAGAACCAACCACCACTACCAGAAGCCTTCTTGCCATGAGATCTCATATAGCGATCGTGTTTTACACCTTCGTTAATATCTTCGTCGATACCCATACCGTCCCTCACTGCATCGAATACCTGTTTTGCTTTTGATTGTAATTTTTTGGGAAGACCCTTTTTAAATGTATTGAGATCATTATCTGCTGCTAGTGCTCTCATCTTAGAGGCTGACATACCAGATACGTCATCAGCATCTGGATCTCTTTCACCAGCAGACACGACCTCAATCGAATTAAATTTGTAATCTCGACCGTTATACTTATTCAATAAGGAATTGAATTCACTCACACGATCAGATCCAACTACAAGAACCATATTCTTAAATTGCTTTGATAATTGAGCCGCAACTTGAATGATTGTCTTTGCTGTAGATTTTATAACGATCTTGCCAAATGCTGCTTGAGCAAATTTGACTTTATCATCGTATGAAAGAGGATTTTTCTTCGGATCTGAAGAGTGGGATAAAAAGATCATGGGTGTTGCACCACGTTCTTTTGCAACCGAAGCAACCTTCTGGGCAAGTTTTTCATGGCCAGAGGTGACTGGATTCATTCTACCCCAAGACACGACGACCGTATCTTTCACGGCCTCGTCCAATACTGGCTTAGTGTTAATGAACTTTGAGGCATTAACGCCTTTTTCTTTGGAAACTTTCTTTTTCTTAGTCTTCGGTTCCATTCTTTCCCTAGACCTTATTAATAAAGTGATTTGACTCTACTATTTATAATAAAACTCATTTTCGGGAAGAATTGACTACTGGGTGGTGTCTAGCACCATCCCCAGTATAGTAATCACCGAAAGATGCAATCCAATTATAATTCATTACGGAGGAATTTTCCCATATGGTAGAATCACGAACCCAACCTATTGCGGGTAGTGGATCCATAATTGCCATCGGAACCTCTGTAAAATGTTTTCTACTGCCGAGGAAATACATATTGTCGATAGCAGACCTGACACCATATTTTTCAATTTCATTTAACATATCTTCTGCCGTATGCCAGGTTATTGCATATGCGTGAGCACCTTCATGACAATGAATTCTTCGTAGATATCTTGGTTTACCAGCGGCAACATGATCGAATTTATCTGGATCTGGTGCCTTATAACCAAGAACAATAATCTCACCATTTCTGATAGGTACAGGTCTGGGGTCATGTAACATTAATGCATCGTGTTCAAGGATAACAGCACATTCTTTATTGTCGCGAATCTTTTTCCAAATCTTAGCATGACCAGCAGTACAATTCTGAGCTGCCTGTACGAAATTGGTTCGATTAATGTGTCTCTTTAAACCAATCGAATTCCATGCTGCATTTGGATCTACCTGATAGAATCCTTCAAAGTATTCCCACGGCAATCCTACTTCATCACAAGAATCTGCGGCAGTCTTCGCATACGCATAAGATGTCTCAGTTGGAATTCTGAGAATATATGCTTTTTCAATTATACTGGTACCTCTATCTACTTCGCTCATGATAATTCCAACCCTGTTTCCAATTCAATAATTTTTTCGAAATCTTTTTCGTAGTATTTTCTTACAGCATCTAGTGTTTTCTGGTCATACCATTTATCAATCAAATTTACTTGTTGTGGTGTAAAACCAGATTTAAATTTTTGTAATGAATTCTGTGGTATCACATTATTCTGTTTTGCGAATGAATCAACATATCTATCTAATTTATTATAGAGCCAATATTCACCGTAATCGTATCCATATACTCGTGGGTATTCTGTCTGAAGAATTTTATTTGATGGATCTGAAGCGTGGTACCCATTTTTAAATATAGACCTAAATTCTTCTATGCTGGGTGTTTCAACTCTCTTCAAAAAGAAGTACAGGCTCAATTGTCTCATTAACGGATCACGAATAACTGTTATGATTCGCTTGCGTTCCAAATC